AATTCCCCGGATTAGGATTATTATTGGATTGCCAAAAGCCTATTAACAATGACGAATTATACAAAATCCATATACCACCAGAGATGGTATATCCTGAAATGAAAAAGCGAAAATGAAGACTCAATTAAAAAATGAATAATATGAATTTTTGGTTTGGAAAACGGATATCGCTCGTCGATATGGTTATCGAGAAGGCGAAAGAGATGGGAGGTGGCATAGAACTGACATGCTGCACCTTCGAGATGCCGCAAGCCGCCGGTGTGAAATTAAACCGGGCAGTAGATGAAGGTGTCTTCAGTCATATCACGGTCTATATGGAAGGCGGGCACCGGCGCAAAAAGAACTGGGTCCAGGCGATGATCCGGATGGGATGGACTATCTATAACATTCCGATGCACGCAAAGGTGGCCATACTCGAGCACCCTGGAAGAGGGGGGGTATGAGTGTTTTTCTAAGTTCTAACAACTGGCAGGCCGGTGGTAATCACGAGTTCATTGAGTTGATCGAAGATCTTGATGTGTGTATGGATATCAAGCTCCGGATGAAAGAAGCACTCGGTAATCTGAATCCTATAGAACCGGCATAAAAAATGTGTCTTTTGATATATGGCAAAAATTTAGTACCTTTGCACAAAATTTTGAGAGTATGACCAATCCATTTACCATCGAATCATTTCAAGAGGAAATGAAGCCGAAACTGAGTATGGCCTTTAAGGCGCTCGAGTACGAGAATATAGAAAGCAGCATCGTGAAGGTGTGTGCTGAGATGAGCGATAAGTTAGGCACTAAGACCTACGAAGCTATCTGCACGAAGCCGGAACCCACTCCGGAACCGGAGCCTGAAGAGCCGGTAGTAGATCCGGAAGAGGTTAATCCGGAGGAACAGGATCCGGAACCGGCTGAAGAGGAATCCACCGGTGACGTTCAGGATGGGAACGAGATGGGAACGACAGTGAAAGCTGAAGCACTCGATTATCTGCAGCGAGCCATTCTGCACTTTGCCCTGTATCACCATATTATCTATCTGATCGCTAATGTGGATAACGACGGTGTGACGGTCACGAAGTCTGATGACAAAACGACTATCTATAAGTACCAACAGGATCAGCTCGAGGAAAATCTGATCGCTGATGCCTGGTTCTGGTTGAACCGGTTGATCAAGCTACTGAATGACAATGCAGAGGCATTCCCGGATTGGGCCGGTAGCGATGAGCACAAACAGATGGAAAATCTGCCGGTAAGTACCGCAGATTTTGAGCACTATGTAGGTGTGAGTGATCCTACCTTCCTGTTATATGCCGGATGGATCGTACGAGAGGTTCACAGGGAGTGCATTTTGAGTCGTCAGAAAGCGGACGCTTCCCTGAGCGAAGTCCAGAAACAAGCTATATGCTATGACGTAATGGCCCGTGCATGCCGCCGTCTGGCATTCCATGCACTCCCCTCGCCTATCCGGATAGATATCAATAACGAGATGGGTAAGAATCACGCCGCCCAGGCCGATACTACCATCCGTGAAAAGGTAGCCGGTATATTTGCCGAGAAAGCAGCCGCTTATTGGAAGGCTGTCGATGGTGAACTAGAGGTAAAACAGGCTCAGAATACAGCTATGTACGGATCTGCACGCAGGCCGTCTGAGCGCGATAAATTTGCCGTATCATGAGACGCATTCAGACTTCAGGTAATGACCTTTATCTTCCGGAAGACTGGATGGAGCTTTCGGAGGCGCACCGCCGCAAAGGATTCGAGCTGTTAGCTGCAGTAATGGCCGGTGCTATGGATCCGTTCGAATGGCAGCTGAAGATGTTAATCGAGATCACCGGTTATAAGCCATCTCGAGCAACGAGACGTGCCGTGTTGGGCTATAAGCAGCACACGGTACGTGATACAGTGATCGATAACTTGCGCCGGTTGGCCGAGTGCCTTACTTTCGCCTTCAGCATTGATGAGGATAAGATCCAGATCAACTATGAGATGCGAGATTGTCCGTTTGAACTATTTAAGAAGATAGGTGTGCAGCCTCATTTTATCCGTGAACGCCTGATCGAGACAAATCTAACCGCCGGTATTTATGCCGATGCCACGCAGATCCTGTCGATGATCAATGACGAAGAGAATATAGATGAGGACCGGCTGTACTATATGGAAAAGCTGGCACACGTATTATGGCGCGTGGAGTTGAACGCCCACGCACCAGAGCCTACTCCGGCCGAACTATTGGCTGTGACGGTATGGTTTACCGGAGTAGCGCTCTTTTTTCAAGAGCACGACACCTACAGTGTACTATTTGATACCACCTCGAGCGGATCGGCCAAGTCTGCAGATCACATATCCTTGGGAGTCCAGGAGATTATTCTGGAGCTGGAGACGACCGGTCATCGGGATGTACGCAATATGGGATTGCTCGAGTTTTTCGACGCGCAGATCAAATTACTGAAGGATCGTATCGCTGATGCCAAATCCGGAGGATCCTCGATAGCCGATATCGTGAAGAAAACCGGTTTATCGATCAATACTATTTCACGTCTATCCTAAAAACAGAGAAATATGGATTTAGTTGAATTATACCGCTATTTCGCCAAGTTCGTACCGCTGGAGGTGCTGAAGAAAAACTATATCAAATCGGCTAATGAGAAAGACGCAGCGCAGATCCAGGCTGAAGTATTAGCCGATAAGAGTGATCGCCGTATCGACTCGATAGGTGATTTCATCTTCATCGGTGATTCGGATTTTGTGCTGCAGAAGTTACGCAACAGTAACAAACAGATCTTCATGGTCGATTCCGATAAGATCAGTTACACACCCGGAGTGGACGATGGATCTCAGATGTCATTAGGTATTAGTATCTGTGAACACTATAACCGGTCCAATACGGATGTAGTAAGTGAGTTAGCCCTGCAGAACCGGTGCCTGGAGACGCTAAAGAAGATCTGCAGAGCTATATCGGCCGATGCCGAAAACGAGTGCTTACTCGGAATGCACATGGAAGGCGATTTTGAGATTCGATTTTTGGATGCCAAGGCCCTTAATGGTCTTATCGGCTACACGGCATTCTTTAAATTTATAGCAAGCGATTATGAATGAGAGACAATTAAGAAACCAACAGCACATAGTAGCTGAAGGTCTGAAGAGTGCCGGTGATAAGCACGAAATGATGGATTATTTATCCATGGTAGGTCAAGATCTGCATCCTACTTCATTAGGTCCGGATCATCTGATAGCCGGTTGTATCAGCCGCACCGTATTTAAGGTCGATTTTACTCCGGAAGGTATTATCCGGATAGTCGGTGATAGTCAGAGTGTCGTTATGAAGGGAGTGATCAGCCTTATGGCCGATGCTCTGAGCGATGGCGATGCTAAGACAATCAAAGAGGTCGGAATAACCTGGGTGAACGAAGCTGGTTTATTGGATATGTTAACGCCGCAAAGGCAGGGTGCGATTCGTCAGATGGCCGAGCGGATCTATCGCGCATGTGATCAATGGTTACAGAAGGTGTCGTAAAACATGAGATGATCGTTCAGACGATTCAGTGGGGACTCGATAAATTGCGCCGCGCGCAGATCGAGCGCCTTAATGTGTCGCATTCTGCCATTACTGATTCCGGATTCGACTGGGATGCTCTTATGAGCGGAGTGGCTGGGCGCCAGGATGGTATTATCGGATCTAACGGCCACTACCGGATCGTGATGCCGGTCGATAAGCACCTACGTTTCGCTGATATGAAGAAATTAGGTGCTCACAAAGGTCCGCACGCGATGGTTTATAACCGTCCTACCTGGGGAGTATTTTTCGGTAGAGATGATAGTGTACGTACACGCCTCCGGATGGGTATAAGCGATGCTGCACGCCAGCAGATCCTGCAGCAATTAAAATCAGCCTTCGAGTTATCCGGTGCATTCAAATCCGCATCGCTCGATCACTGGAGTCAGCCATGACAGACGGCTTAAAGTCTGTCCGCAAATGTTTTTTCATGGTATAGATTTAAGGTTAAGTTATTAAGAAAAAAGCTCGTCGTGAGACGGGCTTTTTCGTTTACTATAAGTTTACTATAAGTTTACTAAAAGTTTACTTTATGCCGGTGAATCCTGCATAGCCTCCGGATAGATCATGGTGATCGGCCACGTTGAGGTATTTTCTCGAGAACTCACCCCATAAGAGGTACATCAATGCTGAAGCTATCTGAGTGGATCCAAAGGCCTGCTCTTCAAACGGCTTTTTCTCTGAAGACTTATCGAGTTCTACTTCACCGCCGGTACGCTTCAGAGGTGAGTTATAGATGGATGATATCAGGGCCTCGCATTCATTCTCGTCTATCCGGATCTTAATCACCGGAATACCATGCACCTGATAATCATCTTTGCCGCTGAAGAGTCTCGAGAGCAAATGCAGATGCTGTTTGTAATAGATGGTAGGTTGGCCGAGTGACATCAGATCTACATTCCAGCCTCTTTGCTCGAGTTCCATCTTCAGAGTCTGAGCATCGGTATCCGATTCGTCACCGAAAGTCGGTTTATACTTTTTCCACTGTGGATCGCGCTGGTTGCCGGCACGGTCATAATGGAGAAAGATCTGTTTATTCCGCATCGGTGCAAAGAAGGTCTGGAATAAGTACGCTAATTGTGGCTGCTGCTCGGGCCAATAGGTGTAGATATCCTTCAGCACATGAAATACGGTACGATCTTCATTATACTGGCCGATGACCATAGAGGTGAACGGTCCCGGATCGTATCCTATATATAACGGTGCATCGAGATTGCAGTTTTTCATATCCGCACAGGTGAAATTCGCCTCTTCACCTATCGAGAGCGATTCAATACGCTCGAGTTTATAGGTATCCGATTCGATATACTTCAGTCCGAAATTACCAAAGAACATATCTTTTACGCGATTTTCACGCACGGCAAAGATCGAGGTATTCAGCGATGCCTTATCCAAGGTGCCCTCCATCTGCTTTTGGATATAGTCGGTACCAAGGATCTTGATGTTACTGAATGAAGAGGCCCGGAGATAGTAAATAGATCCACGCCGTAGCTGTGTTAACATCGCCTCAATTCGCCTGCAGTAATTCGTGAGCTTCCGGATGGCCGACTCATCATTCCGGAGCTGTGCATTCTCGAGTAGGTAGTACCGGTGATCCAGCTCGAGCGCGATAGCCTGAATCGTACGGATACGCTCCGGATCCATCTTATCCTCATACTTCAGAAACCAATCCTGATCGGTCTCGATATTCGGTGTGGAAGTAGTACCGGTAGTGCCCATGAAGTACGGACTATCGTAGAAGGACGTCGATTTAGAACGCATGGCCGGCCGCACATTCTCATCTACTACACGCTGTTTGATATGCAGCATCTCATCCATATACAGGTGTGCTATATTCTTACCATTAGCACGCTCCGGACGCTCGCAGCTAACAAATTGGATCACGGTACCGTTAACAAACGATATCGTGTTTTTCCAATCCGTAATAAGTGTGCGACACGGTTTGAAGTGTACCGGTGGCCGTTTACCGATGCAGTAATACATATCCTCTTCATAATGATCGATAAAGAACTCCATGATACCCGGAACCAGGTTCTCGAATATGGATTTATAAGTAGATGCCAGGAATACCTGTACGGATCCAGGCATGCTATTCTGTACCCGGTCTATACGAGGTCCTAAGATATGAGTAGTCTTACCGGATCCACGACCCAGCTCGAGGTACATATCCTGCGTATCGGCCAACAGTGCCAGTGTCTGTACTGCAGAATAGTACTGCTCATCGAAATGCTCCTTATTGATTACCCGCCTCTTCATAATCTACATCCTCTACAAAACCGGTCTCCAGATCCAACTCCTTCAGTACGCGCTCTTTATCTTTGCTCGATAGGCCGGACTCTTCTATGAGCTGCTTACCGCGCGCTATGAGTTCGCGCATACCGGAACCACCCAGGCCAAGACGTGCAGCCTGTACATCCGGAGATACTAACATCCGCTTGTACTTGATACGCTCCGGATCCACGCGACCCGCAGCGGCTTTTACGCGGTACTCACAAGCTATCTCATAGGATCGACGCGCCGCCTCGAGTTCGCCATTCTTTTCGCATTGCTTACCCAGCCGGTCCATCTTATCGGCATAGAACTCGAGCCATTCATCCGGACACGTATCCATCTGAGAGTGTACATACGAGATACTTTCCGATACACGCCGCCTGGCAGTACGGATGCTGATCTGAGGAAACTCCTTCTGCAGCTGTATGGCCGTACCCATGATGGTACCATCTGCATCCGGGCCGGTGAAGATCTCGTAAGCACGCGATATCTGCAGTATGTACTGTGCCACCTCCGGAGAGGCTGCACCGATCTGCTGACCTTTCGTCTCCTTGATGATACTTACTGTTTTAGGATCAAGATTTCGTATTTGATCGAGAGTCGTTGCCATTTTGTTGAAATTGTTAATAACCTGTTAATAACTAGTCAAAATCATATATCCGCTATTTTCCGGATCGTGAAGTCCACGACAGCGAACCAGCGTGCGCGGACTTCGGAAGCAAACACACATTCCTATTTTTTTTACTCCAGAGGCCCCGGGTCCTGTGAATGCGACACTTATACATTCTACAGGTGGCCACTGCATATCTAAATCTGCTATTTTTGCGCAATGATCTGTCTTTTTAGGGTTTCTATTCGGCCGCAAAGGCCCGGTATATGCCATTTTCCATTGTTCCACGCCATTTTCGCGCGCACGCGCACACGCTCATATCATACACGCACACACGCAGGCGCGACCCGAAAACGTGCGAATTTTTTCGCAAAAAATTTTGAAAAATCCACTCCAACACTCCAACACTCCAACAAAACGCCATTTCGGCACTTTGCACAGTCCTATATTATTATTATATAATATATTCATTTTCAATATAATATATATAAGAATGACGTGATTATTTGCATTCTATAATTTTGTTGGAGTGTGTTTGTTTTTGTTGGAGTGTGTTGGAGTAGCATTTTCGGACGCTCTTCTGTTTGTTGGAGTGTTGGAGTAGTTTCTCCAACAGTGTTGGAGTCATTTTCGGCTACTCCTACAAAATTCATTTTTAAAAATTCGCTGAAAATAAGCGATTTACGATTTTTGCACCCCGGTTTTGTTGGAGTGTTGGAGTGTTGGAGTGGAAAAATCGAAAAATTTTTAAAAACACAAATTTTTTATAAAAAAGCGTCTTTTTGCCTTACATCCTATCCAATCGGCTGTTTTTCGGTGATACGATCCGAAGGCGTAGTCTCCTGCTGTTTCACCGGCACTTCGATGCGGAAACCGAGCTTTATATTTTGTTCCACGGCATGCGGGAAGTTCAATTGGATGGCCCGGTTGATCTCCTTACAAACGAATTTCTCCGGATACGAAAGCGCATTGAGGTACACTACATAGTTGTAGTACACATCGGCACCCGATTTGGATATCACGCCATCGTTCTCTACATTCGTGATACTCGAGTTAATACCGATACCGGCCAGCGTTACCTGATCGGCGCGTTTGTCGTAGCTGATGACAGACTCGAAATAGTCTTTGAACTTAGACGGAAACTCTACAAACTCCCAGCCTTCCTGACCGACCTTGGTGGTAGCGTATAGCTTGCCCTGGTTCTTACCCTCTCCGGATAACAGACCGGTGATCTTCTCGAGCTCATTAGCGATCAGATCGTCCACCATATTCTGGCTGAAGTTATACGGAAGGTTCTTATCCGGATCCACGAGCTTCACACCACGGTACTCACGTACCCATTTACTTTCCTGCGATCCGATATTCTGTGAACACATCGTCTTCAGGATATCGCTATGCGTAACGATCCACGCTTGCGGGATCTTCACATGCACATGCGCATTGAGGGCATTCTTCAGATAGCTATTCAGATATCGAGGCGTAAGGTTAGAAGCCTTCACCCACTCACGAAGACCGGCGAACCACTCATTATATGCGTACACCCATTTGCCAAATGACTTCGAGCTATTAAACGCGATCGCATTCGGGTACTTGAACGGATTGGCCGGATCCAGCCGGTTGTAGATCTCGAAATCGTAGCCGGTACAGCGTAACATCCAATCACCCACGGCCACGTACGCACAATCGCTCTGCTTTATGCGCTTATGGATGGGATTCTCTTCCATCGCCAGGCGTGCCTCATCGGCACCTACGTAGCTGAGTGCGAGAATAGATCCGCGCTGCATCGACGGTATGACGCGTCCTTTCGCGAAATGGTACTGCGTGACACAGGTACGTACGCGGTAGTAATCGGTGATCAGCTGGCGCAGATAATCCTCATAACTATCGACACCGTATTGCTCCCAGCTATCGAGCCAGTTCTGGATCTGCTCATCCTCTATAGGCACCCGGATCTTCTTACCATCTACGATCTGCTCCTGATAGAGATAGGGACCATGGCCGTACAGAAAATCCTCCTGTTTACGGAGAATACCCGGCAGCAGCTTATTCTCCCGGATCAGCGCATCCACTTCTTGCGGATAGAGGTTATGCAGATCACCCCAGATAGGGATATGATATCCACCGACGGTTACACACACGTTTTCGCCGGTATAAGGTCGATACAGACGGCGATATCCGTCTAATCGCTCCTGCTCATCGTCGCTCAGGCCGTCAATGGTGAACATAACTACATCGCCCTTCTTAGAGCGCGTATAGCCAAGACCGTCGCCGATGAACGTCGTTTCAGCACTCGAGGTGCTAACTGTCTTTTCTTTTTTCATAGGATATGTATTATTCTAGTGTTACTTCATACCAATCGTTTCCGAAGCGTACCTTTGTGATCAGACGCTTGCGGCACTGTTTAGCCTCTCCGGTACTCAGATCCGTAAAGTACAGAAATCGATCGGTCATATCAAACTTGCGACCGGTTGTCTTTTTATCACCTGCAGCGTCGATCGGCCGTGAACGGAGTGTACACCGCTCGATCTTCCTCAGACCGAAAGGTGCTTTCGATGCGTAGAACATCAGGCCGAACTCCTGATGCGCCTGGCGCGCTATCCGCATCCGCTGTATGGCCGTTGACATTTTCATTCCTTCACTACCTGCTGCATCAGTTCGTTTAACCGCTCCGAGTTCGCCAGATTACGCTCGATCGCCTCGCGTCTCTCCTTGGTCAGTTTATCCTTCTTAAGCTGGGAGCGATATCGCGTAATGTTATGCTCCAGGTTCGCCACCTGTTTCATAAAGGCTTTCGGATCTCTCGCCTTCAGCGCCCGCCATTCCGTAAGCTTCTTGCGATCGGCCATGAACTTCACCGCTATCGGATGCTTACAGGGGAATATGCCGGTATCCTGGAATACCTCCAGTTCATGATGCGCCATCCGGTTCCGATCATCGAGATCCGCGATCGCCAGCGCTTTCTCCGGATATTGGTCCACTTCAGCGCGTAAGGCACAGATCTTCTGCCAGGTGTTAACGCGCTCATCGTACAGAAGGATCGCCAGTTGGATATCTTCAGACTCATTATTAGTCCAATCGATCCGGGGGAACTCTTCAGCCTTCAGATTCTTTTTGGGTGCCGGTGCAGCGGGTGCTGCAGGCGTTGCGGTCGGCTTATTCTCGGGAGATGATCCCGTGATGATCGTGTGATCTGCAGCAGCTACTCTTGTGCCACTTTCGCGCCACTTCAGGATCTCCGTTTCATCCACCTTCAGCAGCATCTGATAGATCATACGTCTGCACAGACTCGGTTTATTCACTCGGTTAGCTCGAGCTAACTCAGAAAGCATCGGATGATGCGGGAAGAGTTGCGAGAACAATTCCCGATCGCGCTCGAAGTGCGATTCATCGGCCAGTCGATCCTTGATCGCTTGCCGTTCAGCTATCGTGTATTTATCCATAATCGGGTGCAAAGTTACTACAAATTTTCGACATATCAAAAGACAGTATTTTGAGCGCAAAAATGGTGTCTTTTGGTATTTCAAAAAAAAGTTGTACCTTTGCACAAAATTTCGAAGATATCGATGTGGACCAGTGAACAAATATGCAGTACCGTAGTACTTTGCCCGGCTAAATACGTAGCCGCTTGTACGGAGACGAACTTCCTTGCGTCGGATGACAGTAAGGTGATCACGCTCCGTGCTCGAGCACGCGCACAGTTCAACCGGTCCGAGAAGAATACGGACGGCGGCAAACTGCAGGAAGAGGATATCACGTTTACCTTCGAGGATAACAGCGTGACGGCCGCGCTCCGCAAATCGAAATTCAAATACTGGGTAGCGCGCGTATATACGATAGAAGGATACACGCGTATGATCGGTAGCATGCGATATCCGGCCGTTATGGAAATCGAGGGTACCGACACCAACGACACCCTGACATTAAAAACGAAACAAGAGGTATAATTATGAATAATCAGATCATCAATGAGCTTCGTACATCGCCGCTTGCGATGGTACAGGCAGGTACTGCAGAGATGGAAGCCGTCCTGCACGAGGCGCAACGTCCGGCCTCCGGTTATCCGGAGATCCAAGCCGTTCAACGCGCCCAGAACGACGGCAATATCTGCAACGTCTTCAACAATTCGGGATACTATGCCGACCGTATCGCCATCATCAGCATCACCGGTATGATGATGAAGTACGCGCACTTCAACTTCAGCATGGAAGATCTCGAGTGGATCGTTCCGGGAATGGATGATATCGCCGCGCTCCTGGAGTACGCGATGCAGAGTCCGGATATCGACGGTGCTATCCTGGTCTTCAACACGCCGGGTGGTACAACGCAATCGCTGATCCATATCGAAGAGGTGCTGAAGAAACGTACCAAGCCTGTAGTGGCCATCGTGGACGGCATGTGTGCCAGCGCCGGTATGTACACAGCTTCTTTGTGCGATCGTATCATCGCACTCAATAAGATGTGTAACGTCGGATCTATCGGCGTTATGGTACAGCTCGTTGATTATGGCCCATTCTACAAGAAACAGGGCATCAAGATCATCGAGATTTATCCACCGGAGAGTGCTGACAAAAACAAGTCCTATCGAGATGCTATCGACGGAAAGACACAGACCATGATCGACGAGGTACTGACCCCGCTGGCTGTTAACTTCCAGAACATAGTACGTGAGCACCGACCGGTGGACGAATCTGTCGATGGTGTATTATCCGGTAAGATGTTTTATGCTGAAGACGCCATCAAGGCCGGACTGGTTGACGAGATCGGTAATTTCGAGACGGCTGTAGCTGCTATCAACAGCATCAGTACGGAGCGAAAGGATATCGCCAACGCTATGGAGTAAATCCGTCACAAGTTACTATAGTACTAATCCTTTAACTTTTTTTTCGCAATGAAAATTTGGCAAAAAAATGTTGCGGCTATCCTCAAAGCAATGGGCATCAGCCGCGAAAAAGTAGCAGCCGGTAACATCTCCGCGGAAGAGTGGAAGCAAATCGAAGAGGCTTACAAGAACGAGCACGGCAAAACGCTGGCTGAAGACAAAGAAGCCGGCGAGGAAGCTGACCCCGACCCGGATCCGGAACCGGAGGCTCATCAGACCGAACTGAGCGATGAAGAGCGCGCAGCTATCGCTGATATGCTGGGTGTGGATCCTGCTCAGGTAGCTCAGGAGCCTGCAGCTGCTGCTCAGCAAGCCGCACAGGCTGCACAGGCTGCACGCCAACAGGCCGCGCAGATGGCACATCAGCCGGAACCCCAAAAACCGGCTGCAACCGCTACGATGAAGCGTGTAAACGTGTTCGGCGGTCCTCATACCGCTACTCACCTGTACGGAATCGAGCACGAGCTCTATTCCCGTGAGAAGTTCTACAACCAACTGACCGGCGCTTCCGTAGTGAACGAATCACCGCGCGGCGAAGAGGTTCAGATGGTTCAGCGTGACTTCCTGAAGATGGCAGGTCTCGTGTCCAAGCGTCTTACGCAACTGCGTGAGGCCGGCGCACTGGCAAGCCTGACCATGGCAAGCCTCCACGGTGAGGGTCAGATCAACATGGTACCGCCGACTTCCGAGCTCGGTGAGTATCTGGTACGTCGTACAGACGCGATCATCGCGTACTTCAAGGAGGTGCCTTCCGTCCGCGGTACGATTTTCCCGGTACACAGCAACGTACAGAACGCAGAGGTAGCCATCAGCGCTATCGTAGGCGAGCTGTCGCAAGGCTATCGTGAGGGTCGTATCTTCAAGGGTGGCATGCAGTTCACTCCGGACAAGTACAAGGTGGATGACCTGATGTTTAAGTTTAACTTTGTCGATCTCGTACGCCTGGAGAAGGAGTACATCGGCTGGTTGAACCGCAACGAGGGATCCGCTATCATCAAGTGGACCTTCATCGAGTGGGTACTGGTTCATTACGGTACGCAGCTCATCAAAGAGCAGAGCATCCGTAACGTGATCGGTGTACGCGTTCCCCAGCAGAACGTGAAAGCCAACCCGTCCAACCTGTCTGCAGACGGTGCATTGCGCGCCATCACACGCGCTATCCGTCAGTACCGCGTATTGCCGTTCGAGTCGATCGGTACGTACGATGCTGATACGATGCTTGATACCGTAGAGGCATTCGCTGACGAGGTAGTGAGGGCACACGGCGGCCTGGATGATCTGAAGATCTATCTGAACAAGCGCCACCAACGCTGGTACATCCGCGCTTACCGCGAGAAATACGGTAAGGATGCAGACTTCACCGGCGCTAACGCTCAGCTCGTGGATCTCGATCCGGCATCGCTCGTATGGGTACCGAACATGAAGGAGAATGACTTCATCATGTTTGCCATGGAGCCGGGTAACATCGAGCTCCTGGAGAACAAACCGGGTGAAATGCTCGCATTCGACTTCACTCCGGAGTTCGAGGGCGTAGCTGTCAAGAGCCGCTGGAAAGAAGGTTCTCACGCCACCAAGGCCGGCGCTCCGTTCAAATCGGAGGCCGATCTGAAGGCTGACAACTTCGAGCATCAGTTCCTCTTCGTTAACAACCCTGCAAGCGCTCTGACGATTGCGGCATCCGTGGATCTGAGCGGTAACACCCTCTTCACGATCAGCCAGGCAGCCGGCGAGAGCCCTGCAACGGCTATCACCACCGCTACCGGCGTAGCTACCGACCGTGTGATCACGTTCGTAGCAGGCGCAGCGGGTGTGACGCTGGAGAAATCCGGTGTATTCTCGAAGATCAGCGCGAACTTCGTAGCAGGCGCCAAGGGCGACTACATCGAGGTTTATCCGGAACTGGAGGATACCACCGTCACCATCGACGGCGAGAGTGTTACCGTAACACGTCCGACCGGCAAACTACTCGAGTTGGGCCGCAAGGTAACGGCGTAAGGTAATGGGCCAAGCGGAGCGGCACATTCTTGTTGTTGTTGCCCTCCGCCGCCCGATTTTGTTGAACATTAAAATCCACATACAACTATGGTAAAGAACATCAAACGTAAGGACGTTGACGCTAAGTCAAAATCCACCAAGTTCGCGTTCATCATCACCTTGATTGAAGCAGCTATCGTCGATTGGGCAGCTCTGGCTGCTCTCTGGAAAGCCATGACCGGTGCCAAACTCACGAGCCAGGTGCCTTATCTGGAGCTCACGTCTCCGGATACCGTTGAAGAGCACACGCTCGTGCTCGAGTGCAAACCCGGCACGATCGTACCGGTAGTGAATGCCGGTGAGGCTCCGACGGATGGAAATGGTGAGATCGCCGGTATCGTAGAGGGTATCGATGAGAACACCCTGCAGATGGCGTACGAGAACCAAGGTAAAGAGATGATCGCTATCGTCGAGCGCTGCTCCGATGGCACGAAGTTCCTCTTTGCTAATCCGTGTACCGGAGGTATGACCTTCCAGTACCAGAGCATCGGCGCACAGGATGGCAGTATCGCCGGTATCAACTTCACGCTGAAGGGGGAAGATTGTCCGAAGCCGATGGTGGTTTACGCACCGGCGGCAGCTGCTGCTCAGACGCAAACACCTCAGTAAGAAGAAAACCCTGCAACAGGGACTATTGCATAAGTGTGTTTTTTAGGGGAAGGGAGGATCATTCGGTCCTCTCTTCTTTTGTGTACATAACACGAAAATTGCCACTTTTAGCACAGAAAATGGCCGAAACAGGCATAAAATTGCAAAATATAGCACAATTCTTGCATTTTTTTGCCAAAAAATTTGCTCATGTCAAAAAAAAGCAGTACCTTTGCATCGTCTAAGTTAAAATAAAGTAAGGGCGACCGGATAAGGCGCCGCAAGTGAGCGGCATTTTTTATCTCCGGATATGCCAGAAATGTAGGATCGGATACCCCGTGAGTCGGCCGTAATAGCCACTCGAGCCTTTACTTTAGGACTTAGACAACGGGTAGTATCCGATTTTTGTTATTTAACGTCCAAAAACTAAAGTACTATGTGTGAAATTAAGAAAAACGTCACGCTGCAAGCCGTGAAAGATCAACTCAGAGTGATCACCAAGTTATTCGGTGAAGTAAAAGATGAAGAAGTACAGGCCACGCTGGTCATGGATGACGACTATCGGTCCATTACCGCGATCTGTGGAGGCAAAGTATTATGTATTAACCTTATGAACTGAAGGGAGGCGAGTATGTTAAGAGATTTCTTTGCCCCGGAAGAGAATGAAGAGAGCCGACCGATCGTGGACCAATGCCGCCGCTTAAATGAAGCGCTTATCCAATGCTCTTCTGCACTTGCGATCGTACCGAAGAACTACCGATTCGATTTAGCAGATGCGATATCGACGATGGCCGATACGTATGTGATGCTGAATGGCCTGCACAACGAATACATGAAGGAGTACACGCTGACGCACGGCCCGGCAACACCTGCTGAAGATAAGCCGTAAAGTCTAGGATTAACAGGTTAAAACCCCGGCAGAGGTTCGATCTGCCACAGTTAAGGTTTAATGGTAATTTTAGATGCACTTCGTTGGGAAACGAGGTGCATTTTTCGTCTCAAAATAGTGTCTTTTGATATGTCGAAAAAATGTAGTACCTTTGCACATAATTTCGAAGTATTATGGGAAAACTAACAGACGACCAATTACGGTTTATCATCGACATCGAGGCCACAGGTGCCCAAGGTCAGATCAACACGCTGAATGCAGAGATCGGTAAACTCGAGAAGCAAAACGCTTCTCTGTCCTCTTCGTTATCCAAGGTCAATAACGAGTTGACCAAACAGGAGAAGAAACTGGCAAAGATGGAAGCGGCCGGTAAGACGAACACCGCCGCGTACCGGCAGCTGTCACAAGCCGTCGAGACCAACCGCCAGAAACAGGCACAGTTATCCACGCAGCTGAAGCAAACGCAGAACGCGCTCGATAAGGACCGCGAGAAAGTGGCGCAGTTCACATCCTCGCTGAAGCTTAATCAGATGACGATGCAGCAGCTGAGGGAGCGCGCATCGCAGTTACGCAAGCAGTTAGACGTGACCAGCAAGGCTGCATCTCCGGAGACGTTCAAACGTCTATCGAATGAACTGGCTAAGACCGAGGCTCAGATGGGTAAACTCGGAAAGAGGACCAGCCTGGTAGGCGATATCTTCAAAGGCGCTTTCGGCGCCAATATGGCATCTCGGGGAATCGAGGCACTTCTCAATGCCGTCCGCAACGGCATAAATACCATTACCTCCTTCGAAGCCGCCAACGCCTCGCTGGCATCCGTATTAGGAACCACCCAAGACGGCGTGCAGCGTCTGACGGCCGATGCCAAGCGATTAGGTGAGATCACCGAATACAGCGCGTCGCAGGTAACGATGATGCAGACAGAGCTGGCCAAGTTAGGCTTCAACGAGACAGAGATCCTGCAATCCACACAATCGATCCTGCAATTTGCCACTGCTACCGGCTCGGATATACCCGCAGCGGCACAGTTAGCCGGCGCAGCTCTCCGGGCATTCGGCTTAGACGCATCCGAGATGACGCGTGTAGTGAGTGCGATGGGTGTAGCTACTACCAAATCGGCATTGGACTTCAGTTACCTGCAGAACTCGATGAGTACGATCGCGCCGGTAGCTAATGCTTTCGGCTTCACCATCGAAGACACCACCGCGCTCCTTGGTACGCTGGCAAACAGCGGATTCGATGCCTCTTCTGCAGCAACGGCCACGCGTAACATTCTGCTTAATCTCGCAGACAGCTCCGGAAAGCTTGCACAGGCACTTGGTAAACCGATCAAGAGTCTCGATGACCTTGCACCGGCACTCCAGGAACTCAAAGACCAGGGCATATCGCTGGCAGAAGCGCTCGATCTGACCGATAAGCGATCCGTAGCTGCTTTTGAGACCTTCCTGAATGGCGCAGATGCCATCACCACCCTGCGTGACAGCATCAGAGGCGTAGGTGACGACCTGGAAGCTATGCAGCAGACGAAACTCGATACCGTAGAAGGTAGTTTCAAACTGATGCAATCGGCATGGGAAGGTCTGATGCTTCAGTTCTACAACAGCAAAGGAGTCTTCAAGGACATCGTGGATCTGACTACCAAAATCATAGGTGGCATGCGCAATGCCGTGAAATGGGTACAGGACAATGCCAAGGCTGTCAAGATCATTACCGGCGTATTAGCCACCTATCTCGTTACCGGCAAAGCAATCACATTATGGCGTAAAGCGGATATGGCTGCAATGATCGCAGAGATGACGACCAAGATAGCCAATATCGGTGTGACCAAACTGGCAGAACAAGCTAACGAGAGCCTTAAACGCAGCCTTATGACTTCACCTTGGGGATTGATAGCGATGGCGATCACGGCTGTCATCGCCGGTCTGGTGCTCTTCGTTAAGCATGCCATGGAAGCCTCCGACGCGCAAAGCGTACTGAATGAAACCCAGGAGCGCGCACAGGATTTGGCAAAAGGTCAGATAGCAGATGCGAACGCAGAGAAAGCAGCGCTGAATAATCTCGTAAAGTCAATCATGGCCACCAACGACAACGAAAGACTCCGCGCTGACCTGATCAATCAGCTGGAAAGCCAGTACCCGGAGTTCCTTGCGCACCTGGACAAAGAGAAAGTAACCAACGAGCAGCTGCATGCAGCCTTACTCAATGCCAACGATGCCTACAACGACCGGATCCGCTTACTCAAAGCCGAAGCACTGGCAGAAGCGTATAAGGAGAGCATTGTGGAGATGAACAAAAAGCTCATCGAACAGGAGATAGCTCTAGCCAATACCGACAGCGAGCGAAAACAAGAGAAACTGCGTAAAGAGATCACCGAAACGCAGAAGGCGATCGATAAATTAAGCAGCTCCTATAACGATGCCATGAGCAGCCTGGAGACAGCCAGGATGGAAGAAGATATGAATAATTCGCTCGAAGGGCTGAAGAGAAAATTGGCGGGTTGGGAGCGCGCTGCGCAACAAGTTAGGGATAATATCAAATCCAATACCCATTGGAGTGAAGAAGAAATTGCATATCAGCAGAACCTACTTACCGGATATGAACAGAGGGCATCGGATTTGCGCCTCCGGATAGCCGCTAAAGAGGCAGAGGCAAACAAGGAGCAAGCAAAAGCAAATCAAGAAGCCGCGCAGAGACAATCCGAGGCGAACGAAGAGACGTACAAGAAACAGCTGAAGGCACTCCAGGAGTCTTATGCAGCCAGGAAGGCGGAGATTATCCGACAGGAGGCCGAAATGCAGATTACCGCCGAGCAGAGCAAGCAAAAGCAGCTGGAGTTAGCATTCGAGCAAGCCAAGGAAGAACTGGCATTTGCTACTAAGCACGGAAAGGCTACTGCAGATCTGCAGATAAAAGTGCTGAATGCACAGATGGCGCTTAATAAGAATAGCTACACCACCATGCAGAAGGATCTGCAGACATGGCTCGATAACAGCTTACGCGCCGACAAACAGGCGCTGCTTAATCGCGAGATGACGCAGGAGGAATACGATGCCCATACGCGCGAACTTCAGACCCAGCATCTGGATAAGCTGAAGGCGCTCATGGAGCAGTATGGCATGGATACCGCCGATATCGACAAAAAGATCGCCGATAACCAGATCAAGAACCAGGAAGAGGCGAACAAGGCCATCCAAAAGGCAGCCAAGAAAGCGCGTACCGAGGCGCTGAAGGCAGCGGAATTAGCCGAGCAGCAGGAACTGGAAACACTCGAGCGGCGCTACAACTTAGGTCTGATATCCGAAACGCAGTACCATCAGCAGCGCAATAAGATCACCGAGACGTATGCACTCGCACGCGTAGCCGCCGAAAAGATCTATGCGGAAGCCGTGAAGGATCTCGATGCCGAAGTAGTGGAAGAGGCGAACAAGGCCGTGACCGAAGCGACGCGATCACTCAATCAGGCCCTGCAGGATCGTTTATCAGAGGCGCGTGAGTTCACCAGCGAGTTACGCGATATCCTCACCGAGACGGCCGAAGCATGTGGCGACACATTGGGTGGCCAGCTCTTAGGCAGTTTCGCAAATGCGATGGATGCTATCCAACAGTTCCAGGCGCAGAGTGAAGCCGGATTCGCCAATGTAGGTCAAGCCATCCAAGCGCACGTTCAGATGATCGGCAGCGTAATGTCGCAGGCTCTTCAGGCAGCATCTCAGCTTACGTCTCAGATCTTCGAGATGGAAGCCAACCAACTCGAGGCAGCAAAACAGAAAGAGTTGGCTGCAGTAGGTGACAATGCCGAAGAAAAAGAGCGTATCGAGCAGGAATACGCACAGAAAGAGTTGGATCTGAAAAAGAAACAGGCTGATGCCGATGCGGCCATTCAATCAGCGTCCTTATGGGTGAACACGGCAATGGGTATCGCGACGGCATGGTCAACCTCCATGCAGTTAGGACCTATCGCCGGTCCGATCATGGCAGCTATCCTGACGGCAGCCTTATTGGCAACCGCCGGAATCCAACAGGCGAACATCATCGCACAGCGTGACGCGATCAAGAACCAGACACTCGAGTCTTCCGGAGGATCATCTGCAGGCATCAATAACAGCACTGCATCCGTATCGACCACCTCTATCCGGGACGAATACAAACCCGGCGGCCAAGGCTATAGTGACGGAGGCTACACCGGCGATGGTGGCGTACATGAACCGGCAGGTGTCGTACATAAAGGCGAGTACGTCGTAAGCCAGGCAGAGCTGAAGAACCCGGCCGTAGTTTCCATGGTACGCTCTATCGAGGGTGTACGTCAGAGCCGCAAGCATAGCCGCACCGGTGTACATGGATTCGCCGATGGAGGCTACACGTCTGAAGTGCCATCTACAGGCGAACTGACAGAGACACTGGCAGAACTGAGAGATGAGATCCAGCTGCTCAGAACGGAAAAGATCCACGCCGAAATTAACTACCAAGAGTTCAAAGAGATCAAGAGCAAAATGGAAAAACTCGAGAAGAAAGGTAAGATATGAAAATCATCATCAAATCGAACAACGTACAATTAGATTTGCCGCTTGATATAGAACTCAATATCGAGACCACGAGTCCGATATTCTCACAGGCCAGTTCTATGTCACTTCCGATAAGCATACCTCTTACGGATAAGAATAGACGTGCGCTCGATTATCCGGATGTGCTCAATCTGTACGATGCCAGAACGAGTGCTATTCGTGCGATCGAGAGCATAGAGGTAGTTGTTAAGCACGGCAGTTGGCAACAGTTGGCGACCATGGAGATCTCCAGCTGTACAGAGACGACGGCCGAAGCTACATTGTACTTCAACGAGTCCAATGTCTGGAGTAAGATCGAAGAGAAGACCTTACCGCAAGTCATGGCCGGTCTGCACTATGGGAATATACCACCCACCGCTTCAGATATTCCGACTTACCGGCAAAACCTGTTTCTTGCACTGCAGGCCGATTTTGCCGCGTATCCTACATTCTACGATAAGCGCGAAGACGATCACTACCAGGGCGAGATCGAATATCAGGAATGGGAATACGAACTCGAGCAGCGTGCAGCATGGTTCCAGGCACGTGATTTTGTCATGGCACCTATTTACACAGAAGACGGCTGGCTTAATGAGATATGGACTCCCAGTTCACTGAAGGCAAGAACCGATAGCAACTATATCACCGCATTCTTGCGCCTCGATTACATTCTACACAAGATCTTCGAGAACGCCGGGTACTCGCTTACGATTGATTTCGACAGTTATCCGGACGATGGTGAGTATAGCAGCCATTTCGAAAAGCAGTGGCACTCCATTATTGTGCTCAATAATACGATGGATGCGCTCTATCCGGGATGCCTGTATTACAGCGCGCTGGTTCCGGAGATCAGCTGCAAGGATTTCCTGTTGGCCGTACAGGCGCAATTCGGGTGCTCATTCTTCTATCAACCGGATGGCACCTATAAAATGAAGTTCAATCAGTCCATGCTCGAGGTGGCCACCGGTAGCCGGATATCGCAATTCAGTGACCTGCAGATAGCGTTTAACAGCGCGCCGGAATACAAGCCTGCAGATAACATCGAAAAATCAGAAAAGGCAAGTATGGTCTATTTGCAACTTCCGGGCACGCAGTATGATAGCGATTACTCTTCCGGACACCTCGGATGGGATAACTATCCAACGATTCACACCATCTCATTGGAAGGCGTATGCCAGCGTACTACCACAACAGTCATAGACGGCGAAGATTCGACCAAAGATAAGAAATGCCCGCTGGTATTCGTAACGATGGACTTTGCCATCATCTATCACGATTACCACGATCAGAGTGAGAACGTGCACACCTATACGGAGTCATACCCTGCCATTCGGAAGCCTTACGTCGAGATCTTAGATGAACAGGTCGATCCGCAAGATATCTCGAGAGAATTGAGAGCGTGGTATTTTTATGACTTAGACGGCATATACCAATTACTCAATAAGGCGTACAATGCCGCCATCGAGAGTTGTGACAAAGTGACTATCACCCGGATGATGAGTATTAACGAAATCGCGTCATTCGACTTCACGCAGCCGATGATCGTTAAGAACCGCCTATGCTGGCCGTCGAAGATGCAGTACAAACTTCAGAAAGTCGATAAGCAGCAGGTGACGATCGAATTGGTAGCGCCTCGCAAGTCGTAAAAATAGTGTCTTTTGATATGTGATAAAAAAGTTGTACCTTTGCACAAAATTTAAGAGCGATGACAATATCTATCAATCATAAACCGGCAGATCCATCCTTTGTAGCTGATGGGATCATGTACCAGATCATACTCACGCCTGAAACAGGCGACGTACCGGAGCATAAACAGATACCTATTATCTTTTACATTCAGGAAGGGCCCAACGATCCGGAGTACATAACGCTGTTATGCTTTCCTTCTGTCGATAGCCAAGGCAGAGATGTTTTCGATATCGAGATAACCGATATCTTATCCGCGCTTACCTCGAGATACAAGGTCAATGCCAGCAGAGATATCGTATCCGGATACGCAGCCGTTAAAGTATGGCAAGTAGGCAGCACATCCGTTACCGACTCGTGGGTGCTCGTTCTTCCGGGTACATCCGGAGGCATACAAATATCCGGAACCATTCCGAAAGGTATCCATCCGTTCTTATTGGCTCGAGGCGAAGAGGAAGGCGCACTGCACTTCTATCGCTCCGAATTGGTAGCGATGGAATATATCTTTGCGATCATTCCGGATGCTTACCACACTTACGAGATAGCAACAGACGATGCCACAATAGACATCAACAGTATAACACGAGTCAAACTCGGGAACCATCCTATATTTGGCGTATATTTAAACGCTACGGGCAATGGTAGTATCGCCACACGAGCCAATGCGCTATTTATCAGCTTTAGCGATTACGAGGATGAGAAGTGCATAAATACGATAGCTATCATGGACGATCCGGATACAGATGAAGTACACCTGATCCGGTGGACGAACTCCATGGGATCACCTGAAGCGTTATTGCTTACCGGTGAGCTGCAGGATATATCTGAAGTGGAAAAGCCGGAACTGTACATCAGTAATCAGACCGTCCGGAACACGGAGCGCAAAATGCAACGCAGCACGGTTACTACCAAGTACAGCCTGCACACCGGATATCTCACACCGGCGCGTATCATCGCACTGAAGGATATGATCACGAGTGAAGAGGTAGAGATGCAGATCGACGGCCAATGGGTACCGGTTAGCGTTACTGCAGACACTAAGCATGCCGCTCATCAGCGCGAACCGGAGACCTTCGAACTCACGATCGAAGTGCTCGAGCAAACGCGATATCATAAGCCGAACCGCACGGTACGACCTCTCCCGGCCACCCGCGCCGGTCTGCTCCAGGATAACAGCGGAAACATCATTTTGGACAACAACTCAAACACCATACAAGAAAATGGCTAAGTACGATTCACAATATCCGGTGCAGATCTCTCCGGAGATGGGAGATAAGATCCTTATCGCTGCAGCACAGGATGGTCAGATCATGGCGTTACCTTTCGGTAAGGTCATGGAGTATATTCAGAAATACCTGAACGAGATCGATGATGAGCTGTCGATTACCTCGTTACACGCGGTTCAGAACAGGGTTATCACGAAAGCAATCAATGATATCCTGGCACAACTGCAGCCGGTCGATGACAAAGAGATCATCAGCGTGCTCACTTATTCAGACGTAGCTCCGGAAGATCCATCGGCCGGTGACATGTACATCGACTCTGAAGACAACCTGCTGAAGGAGTATCAGGATGGCGCATGGACCGAGGCTAAAGCAAAGGAGAATGTCATCTATATCACCGATGACACCACCCACTTCTATATCTACAAAGATGATGCTTTTGTGGATATGACCGGCGAACCGATCGACAATACGATCTATATTAACAACCTCGAGGAGTTAGACGAATACACCGACGAAGGCATCTATCGCGTATGCCTCACCACGATATCGGCTGTTACTCGCAGTTATAAGTGGTACACCTTCACCGTAGAGCGCACGGTTAGCACTAGATTGCACCGCGTTACGCACACGCAGACGCTATCCAACCGTTCCGGATACCAATCCAGGTACAAACACAATACCGGCCCCTGGAGTGAGTGGGAAGAGTTTATCTTTGCATCGAAAGCAGATCTGCAGGAAGTTTACGACCTTGCGTGCGCAGGTCTTTAATCTATAAAATATGGAAAGAGTTTATACCAACTATTACGCGTCCGGGCATCAGGTAACGCTGAATGAAGTACCGGCGACGTTCTCGGCTATTACCGTCGAGAACGTACGTGTGATTATCAATGAATCACAGAAAATTGTATTAGCCAGCTCGATGAAGAAAGCCAACATCAGCAGCGTAGTGTATAACGGATCCGGAAAAACGGTCACTATCACGCTCGATAGCAGCACAGCGTCGATCAACAACGCCGACAAATTGACGATCAAGATCGACATGGGCGACGATATCCGGTACACCGCCGGTAGCTGCATCATCGAAGACTTCACCGACTTAGGCTTACCGGCACAGAAAGATAGCGGATACAGCGCTATCGAAGATGACGGTGATTTTATCGTAGAAGATGATCTCGGTCCGGGAGCAGAACACGCCGAAGAATACAAAGTAGGCGATATCATCAAGCCGACCGTCCACGACGACACTGCAGGCACCCTGGTAGTAGCCAAGACCGTATCATCGACGGCTACGGATCTGAAGTACAATGATGAGTTCCACACGATATCCGGAATAACATCGCATATCGAGTGGCAGGCTAATCATTACTATCGCGTTACCGGCATCCATGACGTGTACGATGAGTTCGGTACAGAAGTGGTTATGCAGATCTTCACCTACGAAGAACTAGAACCGGCCACCGTCACCGAGCTTATGAAACAGGCAGCCGCCAAGATCGCTGCCAGCGCCGGGAACCTGGTAATGGCCACTGAAGCAGAATACGCGGCCTTCAAATCACACATGCAGACCCAAATCGCAAATATATTAACCCCTATAGCAGAGGCAGAATAATATGAAAAGCAAAAAGATCTTAGCTTGGGAATTATTTTTAAGAGGTGATTTCCAAACGGCAAATGAATTAGCGAGAGCTAACGGCAATCCGGAATATCGTCCGGTATGGACTTGCACAGGGCAAGGAACATTTAAAAACCCCTATTCAGTAATATGAATGACGCTTACAACGCAGAACATGCCATGACGATAGGTATGACTGAAGATCTGGTCCTCATGGCTGTTAATTCAGTCAAAGAGTGGACCACAAATAATGTCGATAAGACAGAGCTTGTACAGAATATCAAGGCTCAATTAGACATTGCAAACCGCGTATCTATTGGTACAACAGCCGCAGAGAAATGCCAGTACCTTATTAACAGTATCACCTCTATTACAAACGCATTGCGCTCAGCAGGTGCCGTCATTGGAGACGACACGCCGCTGGCTCAATTTGCGACCCTTGTTACTCAGATCAGCGCCACAGGTTACGAAGTGTGCATACTTGGTAAATCCGGAACACACTACTCAGCTGCAGAATGGCAGACCTATATCGAGCAACACGGAAGCGAACCTGAAGATGGAGTAGTTATCGCCGTTCTCACCCCATTCGAATCATTCGTGATTGGTCTTCCGGACGTGCAAGGATCCGTAGGATATAATTACCCATCTCTTCAGTGGGGAAATACAACCGATAACGTAACCGGATTATATTCGCAACAGGTCGGATCTTACATCAATGCGCTTATGAACTCACTCGAGTTCCATGCACTCGAGAACACAAGGCGTATGTTATTGTGGTATGACCCGGAAGTATTACCTCACTGTAATTACGATCCGAACGATCCGGATAAGGAATACGGTGAATATGGTTGCGTACGCTTTGCTACCAAGGCCGAGATGGTGGCTTCCGGTCAGCACCTCATGTACGATCAGCAGGTGTACATCGTTACCAACGACGAGTCGGACAGCACCACCGAGCAATGTTATTACTGGAGCGGAACAGAATACGTTAAGAGATTCGCAGTTCCTCGAGTAGCGAACAATATCACCGGATCACCGGCGGCTAAGAGAGCGTGGAACTATAAGGCATGGAGCGGAGACACACGCCAGTACGCTCTTCCAACCACAAACCACCTTCTGATGATGTATGTATATCTGACGGCCATCAATACGTGTCTGAGTGTTATCAATCTCAGCCCTCTGCCGACGGGCTACACGTGGGCGTGCCAGCAGAACTCTGCCAACCGCGCATGGTGTGTGACAATTCCGTCAGCGAATGTTGGCAACAACGGCAAGAACGGCACTTACGCTGTTGTACCGGTTGCAGCATTATAAATTAGGTGAAACCTCCAGCCGTGCGGACGCACGGCAACTAGTAAGACATTCACTCCAATGCGGAATAGTAGCAGAAAAGCCATAGAGAGACCCATCATCAAGAAATGCACGCTCTTATATGAGATGATTCTTGATGGCAAGAAGAAAGCACCTCGAGATATACAGCACTCCATTCTTAATTCTACAATCGAGACGGCACATAGGCTGTATATCCAGGCCTTTCGGCAAGCCAGAGGCAAAGATTATCTAAAGCGCGCCATCGAGACGCTTGAAGAGATCCAAGCGGATATCTATCTGGTGATGCTAATGCATGGATGGAGCAAAGAATTTTGCGCAAAGTTAGACGTTATGTGTGATGATATCGAGCAATGCTTGTATGCATCCGCTAACGCTAACGCGCAAGAGGGCCAGAATCGTTAAGTCTAAGGATGAAGACGAGCGCGCTCACTCATTATAATGGTGTCGCCACTTGCGATGAAGACGAAAGTCCGCAAGTTAAATCATCAGAGCGACATAGCAATCACAGCACTCTGCCGACGGGCAACACGTGGACGTGCCAGCAGAACAATGCCAACAACGCATGGTATGTGACAATTCCGTCAGCGAATGTTAACAACAACAACAAGAACAACACTTACGCTGTTGTACCGGTTGCAGAATTAGAACGAGTAGCGATTCAGCTACTAACCGCAGAGGAGGAATGTTTTACGCACAAAAGCCATAGGATGAATGCGACCAGATATCACTTTCATCTATCGCGAATATACGATCTTGCATATAGACTGATATCCAAAACGTACAAACCGGATCCGAGCGTATGCTTTGCGCTTACATATCCGAAGCTCCGAGAGGTATTTGCAGCGATGTACGTAGATAGGATCATTCACCATCTTATCGCACCATTCATACTGCAGGTCACAGAGAGCCTACACACAAGTAATGGAAATATCAGTCACGGAAACCGACCGAGATTATCAGCACAGACGGCCGCCGAACAGCTCCAGAGATGGATGCGTGAAATGCCGGATGGAATGGTGATCACGATGGATATCCAGGGATTCTTTATGAATCTCGCAAGACAAATGTCCTTTGATATATTTGTACAGTTTTGCAATCGCTTTCGACCGGAAGGCTATTCTGATGACGAAGTAGAGCAGATGCTTCAGCTACTACATGCGCTCATTACAAACGACCCGGCCGATGGATGCTATATACACAGCCCGCTTGCACTATTAAACAAGGTCCCGAAGAATAAGACGTTACGCAACAATTCCGGAAAGGGATTACCCATAGGTAACTTTTATTCACAACTCATAGCTAATATGGTATCGGCTATCTGGGGAATGATACTATCATACATACCTGGAGTGCGCATAGTGCAGTTTGTCGATGACATGGCCGTAGTAGTACGAGACTCGAGCATAGTGAATGCTATCCGGATCGCTTCAGCATGGATCCTATCCGGAATACAGCTTACGTTACACCCGACAAAGTTCTACTGCCAGCCGGTAAGACATGGAGCGTACTTTTGTGGTAAATATGTATTTGCAGACCGGATCTACACAGCGAATCGCACGATCAGAGCGTGCAAAGGTAAGATCCATCGAGCAATCGAGCTGGGAGCATCCGTAGAATCGGCGCAGCGGCTGTTATGCTCGATAAATAGCTACACCGGCATGATGTGCCACACTGCATCGTTTAATCAGCAGAAACAACTCGCATACATGGTTCTTAATAGCGAATTCTGCAAATACCTGTACTTTGTTGAAAAGAAGAACCATCTGGTATGCCAGTTATTTCCTGAATACCGACCTGCAGCGATCTGCAGAAGTAAGATCGATGATCTTGATAAACAATATAAACAATTTAAATATGAATACCGTAGTAAATCAAAACGTAGTTCTAAGCAACTCACCTCGCAAGGTGGTGCTGAGTAATGGCTTATTGTATCGTTTCGGATTTGAGCCGATCACCGGATCCGGAATGAGCAAAGTAGGAGAAGTGGTATATCCAACCGTACCACCAGTGGAGAACCTGCAGGCGGTTCAGCGTGAGTACTGTCGCGTGCATAACATTGATGAGCCGTTCAACCCGGCTGATTATGGTTTCGATGAATGATGGAGTGATATATCAGGCGCCCGGACTGAAGATCTACTCTAAGAACGGATGCCTGATAGCAGATTTTAACAAATACACAGAATCAAATGATAGCGAAATTACTGACGGCCATAGGGCATAAGTTATTGTACCTCCTGCAGTCGATCTGGGGAAAGATCCTGCTGGCATGTACATGGATCGTAGAGTTTGTGTGTGGATACGAACTGGCAATCTGGTCCGTAGTAGTAGCTATCACACTGGATCTTATCTGGGGCGTATGGGCTTCCATCGTGCGAGGGAAGTTCGCCAAGTCAGAATTATTGCGTGAGACGATCACGAAGATGACAGCGTACATGAGCGGTTTGCTAATGTTTATCCTGGCAGAAAAGAACCTCCCCGGAGATAGCTTCTTTATCGTAAGCATCATCGCTACTGTTATGGTATGTACAGAGCTGCTTTCGATGAGCGCAAACATACTGATCGTGAATCCGAAGATCGTATTTTTCAAGCTACTCAGACCGGCACTGAAGGGAGAGATCGCAAACAAGCTACACGTCCCTGAAGACAAAGTGGATGAGATCCTGGATAACAGAGACACAAAACAGTAATTCAATATGAAAAAGCCGATCACTTACATCATCATCAATGCATTATCGATAGCGATAGTGCTTATATATGCAGCCTGCATATCCGGATGCGCAAGCACCAAATCTATGGATAAGATGGAAGCGTCCGAGAATAACACGACGCAGACATCCGGAGAGACTTCTCAGACGTCGCAAACCAGCAATACAGAAGTGGATCAGCATACCACAACCGAGACGGAGAGTGGCACTGAGATACAATTTGGTGCAGGCGGTGGAACCTACAATGACAAAACAGGAGAAGCTACCAATGTGACCAATGTAAAAACGAATAATAAGACTCGAGAGCAGGAAGATATCATCTTCAAGCAGAATACTACAATAGAGACGCTTCAGGCCAGGTGCGATTCTCTATCGTCACAAGTTAGCACATACCAGCGAGAACTATCCGAAGAGAAAGAGAGACCGAAGCGTACGGAGTATGACCGGTTCTGCAGTCGATGGTTCTGGATATCTGCAATTATCTTACTAATCAAGATTGCTGCATGGGTAATGGAGAAATTCCCGGCTACAGCGCCATACGTACTGCTTGCAAGAAAATTTGTACCTATCCTATAAGCCATGGATATCATCAGTAGCGAAGATAAGTACGGTTTTAACCTATTCTGTCATGTGCAGTATGGATTTTGCCGGCTAACTATACCAAGAGTGTGCCAAGGCGTAATTTTTCTATCAACACTTAATGTGGATATCGCTCATCGGCGCCAAGGAATCGCAAGTCGCTTACTATCTGAAGTCGAAACGGCCGCAAAGATGAGAGGCTTTCAGGTAATCTCTCTCCAGGTAGAAAGCAATTCGTGGATGAAAGAATGGTATGAGCGCATCGGATACATTCAAGTAGCAGAAGGGTACGAGGATGGAATGATTATTATGAGCCGATTTCTATAACATGGGCAATCCAGAGCCTTGGAAACTAAATCTGGCAGTGTAAACATCAAATCAATTTTATTATGAAGCGATTTCTTATTTTGACCGGCTTGTGCATGCTGATGACGTGCATGGCCAGCGCTGCACCTCATTCTGATGGGGAGCAACCTCCCGGAGTAGTAATTTGTGCTCTTCTGAGTGCAGATGCTCCATCGATCGTAGTAGCTGACATTGAGTATGCCTTTGCGGCTTACGAGATACCGGCACAAGCGCAAGAGACGTACACTAACTACCAGGCTATGCTGGTAGAGGTGCTGCAGTCTAAGTTTAGACTAGAGATCCCGGTGTTTCGATTATGCCGGAATAGATCTCATGCATACACCAGCTACATCATGAATGGGAAAATGGCGCGCAATAATTTGCCTCCCAATAGATGGGCGAGATGTGCACTGGAACAAAGCATCCTGTAGGATGCAACGGAAGTACCTCAGTTGGTTAGAGTGGGCGGATGGCTGCCTAGGTCGCGGGTTCGAGTCCCGCCTTCCGTGCAAACTTATAAGTTAACAACAAAACACAAGCAAAGATGTACACATTACTTATCGACAATGGCCATGGATGCAATACTCCGGGCAAAAGATCGCCGTTATTAGAAGATGGCCGATCGAGACTTTTTGAGTGGGAGTTCACGCGCAGAGTAGCACAGCGCATTGCAGAACTTGCACCGCATTACGATATTAAGCCGGTGATACTGGTTCCTGAAGATGACGATGTGCCATTGAGCACACGCGCAACGCGCGCGAATAACTATATAAGGAGTAATCCGGGGGAGAAATGTGTGCTGATATCCATCCATGGTAACGCAGCCGGTAATGGCAGCTCATGGATGAGTGCTCGAGGTTGGGAGGCATGGACCACTGTAGGCAAAACCAACAGCGACAAACTGGCTGAGTGTCTGTACAACGCTGCACGTAAGTTTTTCCCTTCAGATACGAAGTTCCGTACAGATAAGGGCGATGGCGATCAGGATAAGGAGAATAGCTTCACCGTGATCTATAAAGCATCGTGCCCGGCCGTCCTCACAGAGAACTTCTTTTATGACAATCTGGAAGACTGCAGATACATGCTTTCGTATATTGGTATCGACGCGATCGCACGCGCACACCTGGCAGGAACCGTATATTACTTCACCATGTAATTCTATCGAGTATGACACAATACACCATCGCAGAACGCCAAGCCATCAAAGACCGGTTGGCCGATGAGAAATACTTTGCACAGGATCTTGCGCTATTTGTGCAGCTATTTCCGCATCATGTACTGATCGGAGAGTGTAAGCGAGTTAATGATATAAACCGCCTATCGCTATGCAAACGCATGATCTATCACATGCTTACTCGAGTAACTGAAGAGCAGATCCTGTCTAATCGGAAGCACGATCGGGTAAAAGAGATATCTAAGCAGATCCCTCCGGGATCCGTACGCGATATCGGAGGCAAGATCAAGGAGAGAGTATCCGGATGGAAGCAAAAATTACAAAAGCTACTATCAGGTGGTAAATAGTCCATAATTTACACCAAAAATATGCATATATCAAAAATTTTTTGTGCCTTTGCAGTGGATTTAAAAAAAACAAGAATTATGAAAGCAATAATTTTAGCACTCGCATCGACTACAAGAATCAACCATGAACGCTATGAGCGTAATGCAGACATCCTTGGTCATTTTATCGCAGCAATTAAAAATACGGACTCATTTGCGGCAAAAATCGCGGAGTCTGTCGACAAGACATTCGGTGGTTATACTGTTGCTAAAATTAGCGAAAAGCAAGCATACTGCCTCGCTCGCGCTGCAGAGGAAAATAATATCCAGTTAATGGAAGATGAGCCGCAAAAAGCAATAGCAGAAATGACGGAAGATGAGGCTTATGAGGCAGGAAAGGATGTTTACTTTGCATGGTGTGAACTTCAAAAAGACTAATCTATAAATATTACAAATTATGAAAAAATTGTATGTTATTTTAGACAAAAAAATCTCCACAGGAGAGGTTTCAGTTCGGTTTCAGTCCTACGATTTTGGATTAGCGGTAGATGTTGCCGGAAGAACTATCGAGGGGCATATATTCAAGATGGTAGAATTTTAAGATTATGGCAGCAGGAAGACCGAAGAACGAAGGACAGCCGCGCAAGTACGTTGTGGCTGATGACGTGCATGAGTGGATTTTAAGCCACGGAGGAGGCAGGTACGTTACAGAACTCATTCGCGCGATAAAAGCGCAGTATTCATTGGATAGTGGCCAGTGATTTTGCATCTGCAAAGCTAACCTGCATCTCACGCACCCGCTCGATCATCTCCACGTCGATATGATCAGCGTAGATAGATGTGGTACTCAGATCGTGATGGCCGGCCGCATGCATAACGGTAAGCTCATCGACGCCGGCATGTAACATATCGACGATTCCGGAGTCACGGAGACTATAGATAACATACTCTTCCGGAAGCTCCAGCTCTTTACGCATATCCATCCATCGCAGCTGTACACTTTTAGCCCCGATAGGCTTAGTTCCGGGCCGGAACCCGGTACTGAAGAGATGACTGTTTACGGTGTGTGGGTATGCGTTCAGATATTCCCGGATACGTTCTACCAGTTCGTCGCTGAGCGGCGCATGGCGCATCTTCCAGCATTTCGCCTGCTCTTCAGGTATCTCTATATAGTGCTCGTCGAGATGGATCTGATTCACTAAGCATCGCCGGATCTCCATCGGCCGCATCAGAGAGAAGTACACAAGCTCGATGAAGATCAGGAATGCCGGATCTCGATCGCGCAAATAGTTGAAGATGATAGTGCGCTGCTCGAGCGATATCACCTGGCGCTTCTTTATCTCCTTCTTGCGGGTCTTAATGAGCTTGAAAGGATCCTCTTTACAGTAACAATGGCCGATGGCCCATTCAAAGAAGAGGCGCAGCTGCTTTAGATAGTTATTGTACGTCCTGTTAGACACACCGCGCACCTCTCGAGCATACTGCAGGAACTCGAGCGCATGCACCCGGTTGAAGTCAATGATCTGACAGCCGTACAGGTTACTCTTCACCCATTCCTTCAGAATACTGCAGGTGCTGCTATAGGATACGTACGTAGCGTGACGCACCTCTTCCTTCCGGTCCTTCAGATATAGATCAACTACATCGGCCAGCTGCATATAGAACCTGGCATTATGAGTCTCGCCGATGGGAGACCATCCACCGGCCAACTTCACATTGATCTGATTAGCGATACCTTCAGCAAAGCGTATGAAATCAGCCTTACGCTTATAGTTCTGCCGGTACTTATTCAGTTTGACGCGATGGCGCATGTACTGCTTAGTACCTGGATTAAAGACGGCATACACTACATGCACACCGGCCGCCTTATCTTCATTTACAAACGCAGGCTTATACATCGGCTGTGGTAAGCCGGTGCTTTCATTCAGATGCCATACTGGAGATGGATTCTTTTCAGGATCCGATAACTGTGAACTACCTTTTGAATTTTGTACACGCATTTTTTTTAATGGTAATTTTCTTTGGCGATCGCCTGAAGATAACTACCATTAAGTAAATGCTTATTTTTTTGTGCTCGATTCGTGCCCGGTTTTTTGCCTTCGTTTGGCGTTTGCCCTGCATTTATCAGCCTTGCGGAGAGTGAGGGATTCGAACCCCCGAGACACGGAATGCGATATCGAGGGGATGAATAGATCTGCACTCAGAGCGTAAGCAGCTGCCTTATAAGCAGTTATCTTCAGGATGTAAAATGATCATTTTGGGCATATAGGCTGGTAAAATGCCCGATTTATGCCCGATTTTATACAGGTTAGTTATATATGTACATACGCGCGCGCATACTAGTGTATGTGCGCAGGCACGCGCCGTCTCATGCGCATAATACACACGAGACTAATACACACATGTGCGTAATAAAGTAAGGTACCCACGGACCGGTTCTACTTCTTAGATCCACTGATAGCCTCCTTCAGCAGCTGCATGCATTCGGCGATCTGCAGATCCTTAGCGCGTAGCTGCTCCATGTATGCCAGGCGCTGCTCACCCATTTCCTTGATGAGCGCGCTGAGATCTCCGGATAGGACTTGTGCCGTTGATCCGGGACCGGTAGCCGTTGCATTGCCACTACCTTCAACAATTACTCCTGCCATAGCTGCAGCATCTCTAATTCGTTTGAGCATTTGCTTCGTTATAGGTTTGGATCCTTTAATGAGTGAGGATAGATATCCAGGATGTAATTGGATCATATCCGCAAACTCTTTTTGGTTTTCCACAAGCCCTTGCGATCGAGCAGCATTTAGCAAGCTCACTAATTCTCGTTGTTCAGCAGTTTTTTCATTCATAGCTCTTCAGTTTTGGTGTTAAAAATGGGTTATTTTGCTAAAAATAGCATATTATTTACATTTTTTTCGAATTTTATTTGCATATGTGAAAATAATTCACTACCTTTGCACCGATTTTTCGAAAAGTAAAAAATAAATGCACAAAAGTTACAAAAATTTTGCGCAAAGTTACAAATTTTTTTCGAAAAGTAAAAATTATTTGAAAGAAAAGTGTAATAAATTTGAAAATTTATGAATAATCAGGAAGAAAAGCAGGATAATACGAGGAAACTGCCTGCCATCGAATTTTTAAGAACATCCGGTGCAATTGGATTATTCATTCCTCCTCCCCCGCGCGGTTACGTTGAGGTGTTGGCTCGTGAGTTTAATGTTTCAAAGCCTACCGTATCATCAGCGCTAAGCGGTCAATCTATGACGCGCCAGGCGATCATTATCAGGAAACGATATATGGAGAAATATATAGATCCTTATCTGAAATGACTTACGGATATATACGAGTTAGCTCAGACAAGCAGACGGTAGAGAACCAGCGCTTCGAGATAATCAAGTTCTGCGAGCGAAATAACATGACCATCGATGGATGGATCGAAGAAACCATCTCCGGAACTAAGAATTATGATAAGCGCAAACTCGGACCGCTGCTTAAGAAGGTAAAGAAGGATGACTTGATTATCTGCTCGGAGATATCGCGTCTCGGTCGTAGCCTGTTCATGATTATGGAGATCCTGTCTATCTGTATGAAGAAGGAGTGCAAGGTCTGGACAATAAAGGATAACTACCGTCTCGGCGACGATATCCAAGCAAAGGTACTGGCTTTCGCTTTCGGTCTCTCGGCTGAGATAGAGCGTAACCTGATATCGATGCGAACAAAGGAAGCGTTAGCGCGTCTGAAGGCTGAAGGCAAGAAGTTAGGTCGTCCGCGTGGAATGGCTGACGAGGAAAGCCTTCTATGCTTTCCTTATAAGGAAAAGATATGGATATGGCACGACCAGGGAATGAGTTTCGCTAAGATTGCAAAGAAGCTGAATCTTAAAAGGAGTACCGTCAGACATTATTATAGGAAATACATCGCGGAGGAGGAATGATCTTTAACATTAAACAATAATTTGGATAACCGATAGGAAGGGCAATGAGGTCCGTGACGGATAGTTGCCCACAAATGGCGGATTAGCTCAGATGGTAAGAGCGCCGGGGTGTTAACCCGGAGGTCGGGGGTTCAAAGCCTTCATCCGTCGCAAGATTGATCTTTGAATTAAAATAGATATCTTATAACAGGTAGGCAGCCTATTAAGATGGCTGAAACGAATAAGCGCCCTTGCATGGAGTCCTGTATCGCGTTCGCTCCATGGACGGAGAGTCCCTAAGTATCGCACTCCGTTGGTGACGAAAGCCCTGCACCCGCCTGTTTATCCGGACGAAAGGTATAAGACGATAAGGTACACAACGCAAACGTGATGATGAAGGCGCCACGTCAATGCACCCGATCGCCATAGAGGTTGGACTCCTCTATCGTCCACCATTAGGAATTTAATTGATGGACGAACAAATTATGACGGATGCGGAGAAAAAGCTTGGGAATTTAATAGCAAAGATAGACCAATCGCAGAATTTTATTGACAATTTTGATTCGTTTCTCAACTTTGGGCTTTCACTATTCATAGCCAACCAAAGTGAAGAAATGCGAAAAGCGTTCATTGAAAATGCACAAAACCCATATTACCAAGATGCCATGAAGGCATTTGGTGAAGCGTCGGTAGATTATCATGACTGCTTTGGAGAGGTATTTATGGATCGTATATCACATGGTGAGCATGGCCAGTTCTTTACACCTCAGCATATCGCAGAGCTTATGGCGGAAGTGATACAGCCAGAGGGAGACGGCATCTGGGATATGGCATGCGGAAGTGGTAGATTATTACTCGGAGGCCTAAAGAAGGCACGAGAAAAAGGAAATGAGCCGTGGATGTATGCCGGAGATCTTGATAATAGGTGCTGCAGGATGACATTACTAAATCTCTGTATAAACGGAGCAAGGGGTGAAGTTCGCAATACCAACGCCATGACCGGTGAATGTTCTGGAGTGTGGCATATAGACAGGTTGCTTATTGGGGGTATTTGGGTTTCTTGGGTCTGGCATTATGATAAGAATACAGACATGGATACCCTAAATGCTAACCGACAAAAGCAGATAGAGGAACTAGCATACAAAGGCGTATTTTTTGATCATGAACAGCCTAAAAAGTGATCTTTAGATGGAAGAGCAGACTAACATAGAAGAAGTAGATCTGAGTGAATACCGATTCGACGGCAACTGGGATTGGTATCGTGAGATGAGTGAGAAGTACGGAGAGGAACCCGCACTGAAGATGTGTACTTATCTCGAGGCGATGGCCAACCGTCTGAAGGTTGGCGGGTATATAGACATTCCGAAACTGGTAACGAATCCGGAGAAGCTTGGATTAGCAGTTAAGATCGCATGTGTAGTGTGCATCAGCGCGACACGCTTGGATAGAGGTCCGTTCTATGAGATGAATAAGACCTACACCAGGTTAATCAGAATAGCTTAATCTAATATCTATATGGATAAGATAGTATTTACCATCCAAAAAGGCCTTCCTATTACAGAGGAAGACTGCAGAGTAGATGCATCAGAACTGCATATACATATCTGCTTTGATAGAGTGCGAGGTTTAGCGAATGACATATGCGACTACCTCAATAATTTCGCCGGTCTGAATGGCGGCGCTGTCGGTTGGGAGACAGACGAGAAAACAGATCGGTGCATCGTGGATATCGCTATGGCCGAAGGTGAGACCGACGAGCGTAGAGCGATTGATATGGTGAGCAATGGGATGTATATGTTCATTCTAACAAGGAAGATCAATTCAAAAGTTGACAGCATCTATCCGGAGACATGTTAGTACTGAATATATATGTCAAGCCGTATTTGGCTGAGTATGCCAGGCGCAGATATCCGAGTCCGATAAAGGATGTGGCCCGGTTCCCTGCAGCATCACTGGTGAATCACGCGATAGCCAACAGCCTGGTCGAGACACCTGCCAATCCGGGAGAGAATAAAGGCAACCTGCTTGTGATGGTGAACGAAAAGATCTGCAACCTGAAGGATCTCGAGCGGAATAACTATCTGAATTACGATGGTGAGAATAATGTGGGTGAGAAGCTGCTATTAGATTTCGATATCGTACTGCACGGTTATTTGGATCACCAGCGATATCATCAGGGTATCGATTATAAGGTTAGCGTGAATAAGTTTATAGAAAGGTACCATCTGACCGGTCTGGTGACACCGGATGCGCTACTGAAGAAACATGTACGCTGGAAAAAGAAGCTAGCGAAATATCGCCAAGAATGCGTACAGCTGAAGATGAATTTTGATAAATAACAATATATCCCATGGCAAAAACATTTACATACAAGCGAAAGTCGGTATCAGAGGGTGATCATCAGGGCGTAAAACCGTGTTGCGGTAATTGCGATCTGATGGATCTGTATGTTACTACTCAAGAGGCACAGACATTTGCTGAAGGAGGTGCCAGCGCTGCATTCAAGAATGAGCAAGGAGAGGTTATCGGAACCGATGCCGACCGCAAAAAAACATTCTGTACGCGAACCGGCGCAAGCGTACATCCGGATGGCTACTGTCGTGAGCATGTTTGGACCAAAGATGCATGGGTAAAACCTGATGAGGAAACGACATTATGCTAAGTGAAGATCTAATCGAGAAAGTCAAGTCTGCTAATCCTATCGAGGATGTAGTGGCCGAATATCAAAGCCTTAGTAAGAGAGGTGCCAATCTATGGGGTATCTGTCCCTTCCATGCCGACCGGCATCCGTCGATGAGCGTTAGTCCATCGCGCGGTATATTCAAGTGTTTCGTATGTGGTGAAGGTGGAAACGCCTTCAAGTATGTGCAGCAAGTCGAAGGTGTTACTTTCGTCGAGGCCGTGCGTATGTTAGCTGCTAAGAAGAATATCGAGATCCCAGAGGATATGGAAGAGAGTCCGGAGGAAAAGCAACGCCGGTTAGAGCGTGAGAGATTGATCCGGGATAACGAGCGGCGCCAAAAAGAGTACGAGATCGCCGGTGAATCTGATCCGAACTTCAGCGAGTACCTGGAGAAACGCGGTATCTCGAGAGAGGCTGCCAAGGCATTCGGTCTGGGATGGTGTAGCGCCGGTGAGTTCCAGAACCGTATCACCTATCCGTTCTATAGTCAGAGCGGCGTAGTAGTAGGATGGACGGCACGTACACTGGATCCGAACGAGCGCGCTAAGTATAAGAATAGCTCAGAGAGCGCACTATTCAAGAAGGATAGCTTGTTATTCGGTTTGCGCCAGGCATCGAAAGATATCCAACACGAGAAATGTGTATATATCGTAGAGGGCCAGAATGACGTGATCCGGATGTGGATGTGCGGATTCCGGAATACGGTAGCCGGTAGTGGTACCGCTTTCGGAGAGAAACAGGTACAGCTGCTTAGGCGTTACTGTGAAGAGGCGATCCTAATGTACGATGGCGATGATGCCGGTAGAAACGCCACGCTGAAGAGTATGAAACTGCTACTGAAGGCAGGTTTTACGGTGAGAGTGGTAAATATGCCGCAAGGAGAGGATCCGGATAGCTGGTTGCTGCAGCTGGAGCAAAAGAAAGCTGAAGACACGTCGCTGGCCGTGATTATCCAAAACCGCACAAAGCAGTGGCCGGAATACATAAGCGGAATCTATCCGATGAACGATGATCCTGCAGCTACAGTCAAGAACGTCGAGCAGATAGCCAAGATGATCGCCTGTGTGCCGAATGATGTCTATCGGAAGAAACTGATCATCAATTTAGCATACAGCTATCAGGTGGAAGTCGGAGACGTACGCGGTATCGTGAATAAGAACCGAGTAGTCGAAGACGATTGGAAGGGCGGTCTGTATGGCACCGATGACGCGGAAGATCTCCGGAAGTTACATGGTAATAACCTGGCACTCACCTTCAGCAAAGATTACTTCTTTAAGCACGTCGATGAGGCACCTACTATCTTATGGGTAGGAGGTACGAATAAGAATGCCGTTCAGCAGCTGCGTGCATGGGAGTCGATCACGATTCTGAAGGATGAACTGACCGGCGACAGTGACAATAAGCAGGAACCGATGGCGCTGCAGGTAGTTAAGTCTATCCATGGTGACGGTTTGCGCGTACGTGTCCTGATCCGGGAGAGTAATAGCGATAACGAAGAGACCGAGCGGTTTGCCGGTTTCGCCGAGTGGTATATCTCGAGATATAAAGACATACTCGAGGACACCAACACGCCGAGCGATGAGCGTACAGATATCATCCGTCAATGCATGCGCGTGATAGCAGACAGTGACGCTACGATCCGGGAGGTGAATAGCGCCGAGTTCCGGAAGTCCTTATGTTTACCTGCAGCCAGCTATAACAAACTGCTTAATGATATCCTTGGTAACAAGAAAGATCGCCGTGAAGCGGAGCGGAGGCGTACGAATCTGAGCGATAAGATCGCTACGATCAATAACCTGTACGATGTCCCGGAGTACGTTACTGAAAACGATATCTGGAATAAGCAATATCAGCAGTATGGCTTTTTTCCGCTGCTAAGCCAACCAAAAGAGGGAGAGGATCCACACCCGGTAGCCTATGTATTCAAGAATGAGAAAGGCGGTGGCCATACGGTAGTGAGTGATTTCTATATGGAGGCACTGCTATTTGTGGACCCGGCCACTGATCACAGTAAGCGCGTGATCCGATTGAACCACATGTACGGTGGCCGTCAGTTTGTGGAGTGGCCGTCCGATGCATTCGTTAGCCTGCAGGATATGAAGAAAAGGCTGTTTGGATCCGGAGCATATAACTTCAACGGTACCCCGCAACAGTGGGATAAGATCCGCCAGGTTCTCAGCTATAATTTCACCGATTGCTATGAAGCACGTGTATTCGGATGGCAGCCGGAAGGATTTATGATGCTACCGAATGCCGTCTATTATCCGGATTCCGATGGCACATGGAAACTGGAGTACACCGATAACCTGGGTGTAGCCGAAGTGAATAATATGCGATTCTACAGCCCTGCATCCTCGAGTATCCGGTTAGGTGGCCGTCAGGAGGATAATCCGTATGAGCAGGATGAATACGCATTCTATCTCGAGCCGCAAGATAAGGACCGGATGGAGTTCACCGATTGGGCAAAGTTAATGGATCAGGTATTTCAGGTGAACGAAAACGGCAAATGGGCAGTGATCTTTGCAATCGCCTGTAGTTTCCGCGATCTGATCTATAGCATCGTTGGTAGTTTCACGGCATTGTGTTTCGCCGGTCCATCCGGATCCGGTAAGACAGAGCTAGCATATGGTATCCGGGGATTATGGATGCGACGTAAGGCAGCTGTGTTTAACTTAAACAGCGGATCTGATGCAGCCTTCTTTATCGTGCTCGAGCACTTCCGGAACATGCCGGTGATCATGGAAGAGTATAACGATAACGGTATATCGCAGATCAAGTTCCAGGGCCTGAAGAGTGCCGTATATGATGATAAAGGTCGTACCAAGGTAAAAGATATCGCTAACAAGAGCCTCGATACCAGTAAGACGAACGCTGCACCTATCCTGTTAGGTCAGGATACACCGCAACAGGATGACGGTTCATTGAGTAACCGTGTGATCATCTGTGAGGTGCCCAAGAAAGAAGGTGGATTCGATAAGATCGAGACAGAGCTATTCGAAAAGCTGAAGAGACAGGCTGAGTTAGGTATGGGTAATATCCTATGCGATATCATTCGGCAACGCCCGATCTTTGAGCGTCATTTCAAGCGCTATTTCAATGAAGAGGTAGCACGTATGAAAGAAGATGCATGGGAATCGACCACTAATAAGGACGGCCTGGAGCGCGTTATCCGGTCCATAGCTATTTTATCGGCTACTAGTCGTCTCGTAGGAGAGCAATGCGATATCCGTCTGCCATGGGAGCATAAGCACTTCTACGAGATGGCTACTTCGAAGGTTATCACTCAAATGGAGAATATGTCCACTACCAGTAAGCTCGGTAATTTCTTCTACAGCCTCAATACGCAGCTGAGTATCGGTACTGTCATCGCCGGTCGAGAGTTCAAGATCAACGAGTGTACGTCCAATGTACTGACATATACCAGTAACAAGAAAGAGAAAACCGCTGAAGTGGGTGTAGGGTGCAAGATCCTGTACATACCGCTGGAGGCAGCCTATCGAGCATACGCGAAAGATGTAACCGGTAAGGATGCGCTGAGTAAGCAGACGCTAACTAACTACTTCCGGAGTCATAGCGCGTATATCGGTTCTATCGACGGCACCCGGTTCACATGGGAGGCGCTGGATGTCGATAAGAAGACGATGGTAAAGCACACCACCACTACCAGTGCATATATGTTTAAGTATGATATCCTTTGCGAGCAGCTGAATGGCATCGACTTCGAGCGCACCGTAAACGCCACTGAAGAGAAAACCGAACCGGCAGCATCTGCAGCACCGGCAGAACAAACAAAGAGCAAAGAACCGGAGATCGAAGGTATAGATCCGAACGATGATCCGTTTAAATAAACACACAATAACTAACCCTAAAAAACAACACACTTATGGAAAAGACTGAAGAACAAAAATTCGTTGAGACCGTCGATGATATGACGCTCCGAATCGCATGCCATCTCGACACACTCCTGACTGACGAGGAATGTGATTACCATATCGAGGTGACGAAAGAAAACCTGACAGAGTTTTTTACAGCTCTAAGCAATGCCATCGGCCACAAGCTAATTAGAACATCCGGAATGGCAGAAACTCTTCTCGAGGCGCAGCACGTGTATAATTCGCTGCTAGTTCAGTACATGTTTAGTAAAAACGCAAATCAGAGAAAGGAGAAGTGATTATGGCAGCAAAAGATTATATATTTGTAACAGGATGGCGAGATGCCTACCTGGCAAAAAAGAAAAAGTCAAATTCTCCGATGATGAGCACCGATCGCAGAGTCATCGAGGATAATGAGATTATCGGACTTTTTGAGTTCTATCTCCGGAAGTTTCACAGCGAGACCGGGAAAGATTCTGTTACTATCACAAATTCGGATGGCAAGAAGTTATTTGAGGCTACTTTATTGGATAAGACGGAGGAATGAGTATGGCAGCAACGATCGAAGAGGTACAGGAGCAAATGCTGAGCATGGCACGCTCCACCAACGCTGCAAAGGTTTCCATCGGTTTGGAACATACAGAAGGCGGCTATATGGAGCTAACGTATTACACCAAAAAACCACGCAACAAATGACTATCGAAGAAAGGATGTAAGCAATGACTGTACCATATAGTATAAACAAAGTGCTCTATTTTATTGAGTTCACCGGCACGCAGCAAGGAACCAAGATCGAGAAAGCGATAAAGGATATGTGCCAAACTCGCTTTCATCATATGATGTGTACTGGTCGTGGAATGTTTTCCATCTATGCGCAGATAGTCGAGTACGCTAGTTTGGTAAAGCAAAAAGAATGTCCGAGAGGAATAGTGCCGGGTATTAAGTTTAATCCGGGACATGGCACTATTAGCTTTGAGGCTAAGAATGCAACTGACAATTTCTGTCTGCTTAATTTTACCCGCATTACAGCATGTGAACTTGGCCCGGATGAAGAGAGCTTCTTAATCGACAAACAGGAGGAATGAGTATGTATAGATGGATTGTATTTTATGTTAAGGAGTCTAAAGATGAGGCATGGACCGTTGATCGGCAAATGGAAAATCTCGATATCTATTACGAACGTAAGGTTATTCAAGATCATAAGTTTGTAAGGATGGAATTGCGCAGAAAGGATAGTAGCCGGTTATTTGTATGGGAACACGAAAACGGAAAACTAACACACCATCCTTACGATGGAAGGAAAAACAGGAAATTAGAGCCTAAATCCGTCAGGCCTAAGATATTCATGGATATGGGTTTTAAGATATACGATGAACAATACATAGATTACCAGAAGGAGGAATAAGTATGGAAGCTAAATTCAAAAAGGGGGATACAGTAAGGATCCTCGAGAATAGATTAGATCAAAGAACTGTCAACAAAATAGGCGTGATCACAAAGGTCTATAAAGACGCGGAGACCGGAGAGCCGCTTTACCGCGTCAGGCTGGCTGATAAATGGTACGCGCTAAGAGGCGTCGCTGAAGAGCGGTGTTTAGAGAAAGTCGAAACATATTCAGGGCCTAAAAGTGTGCTTAATCTGGTACTCACTGGAAAGTGGTTTGATGAGATATCAGCCGGCCGCAAGAAAGAAGAGTATCGCGATATCACGCCATTCTGGAAAAGCCGCCTGGAGCAACCTTTCGACGGGGAAACGACGTTCAAGAAATTCGATGCTATCCGATTCCGTAGAGGTCGATATGGTAAGACTACTATGGTAGTAAAATGCAGATCTATTTACATCGGCTATGGCCGTCCTGAATGGGGAGCGCCTGAAGATAAAGAGGTGTATATCCTCGATCTGGGTGATATCATTAAAGGAGCAGTTTAGTATGGAAGAGAAGCAATATATCATTCAATTCGACACGGCCGATGGTAAGAAGGTTTATCATAGCCGTCTGAAGGGAGACTTTTATGGTACGGAAAATCGTGATCACGCTACTATCTTTAAGGGCAAGAAGTACGCTGAGCGCGAAGCTGATAAAATGCTCGAGCAGGATAACTATTTAGTATGTTACTCAATACAGGAGGTGTGATATGGATTTAGAAAAATTCAAAGATATCATAGAAATAAATGAGAGAAAGAAGGTTATTACTTATCGCCATGATTGCTTTGAAAGAATTAGAGTGATCATGTCAAATAACAACCTCAACATAGCACGTGGAGTAACAGAGATTAGTAATTTTCTTGGCAGTACAGATAAAAACTTCGCATTTATCTTCAGAGATTATTTATATCTGATGCTTCAGCAAGAAAATGATGACTTTATCGAGCAATCTAAGCAAATCGAAAAAGAGATAGAGGAGGCATAATATGATTTAGATATGGCTAAACAGCAGTCTATATTATTCCCTGACACGAGATATACGTTTGCGGATTTCTTTTGCGGATGCGGAGGTTTGTCCTTGGGATTTATCCAGGCCGGTCTGAAATGTGTTTCAGCAATGGATATCGCCCCGGAACCTATTGCGACTTATTGGTATAATCTATGCTACAAAACATGGAGTCATCTATGGGTGCATCCGGAGAACGAAAGAGCTATCAAATCACTCAAAAAGCACGCAAGCGGAGAGACGAGTAATCACTTATTCCCGAATGGAGTACCCGATAACTGGCTGGAAGTGAAGGAACCGATGCCGTGTCTTAATTTGTTCTGTTATTCGATTATGGATCTGGAGCCTGAGCAATGGATGGAATTATGCGGCGTACGCCCCGGAGATATCCGAATTTTTGCCGGCGGGCCGCCGTGCCAGGGATTCTCTACAGCTAACTCCAGCCGAAGCATTTATGATGAGCGGAACCAACTCCCGCTGCGGTACCTGTATTATGCTAAAGTGTGCAAACCTGATTACATTCTAATCGAGAATGTTCCGGGACTGGTAACGCTTGGTAAGAAAAAGGGTGACAAACATGGTCCGTTTGTCGATTGGATTGCGGAAGCTTTCGATGATGCAGGCTATAATATGGCATGGAATATCCACAATTGCGCTGATTATGGAGTACCCCAAAAAC